AAGGCAAAACGTTTAAACGAGGTGGTGAGATGGCTACAAAAGGAATGAACCCATTTGCTAAATTTGAGAAATCTGGCAAGGACGTGGAGAAGAAGGGAGTCAAAGAGGGCTCCAAGAAAGACATGATGATGGACAAAAAGCAAATGATGATGAAAAAAGGCGGAATGCCCAAGATGGCTACCGGCGGTTTCGTTCGTTCGGCAGATGGTATTGCCAAGAGTGGCAAGACCAAGGCCAAGCAAATCAAGATGAACAAGGGCGGCATGTCCTGCTAAGGAGTAACACATGAAAGCAAAAGACCTAGCTGCGCTTGCAGCCCTTGGTGTAGCTGGTTATGCTGCCTATGACAAGTTTGGCAAGAAGGGTGAAGCCAAGCCAAAGGGTAAGCTTGGTGACCGGAAAAGTTCAATAGACGAGGGAACTGAAGGTGAATATCGCAAACAAGACACTGGCAAAACCATATCTGTAAACGATGGGGATGCTGGCGAAGCTGAAGCGCGTAATGCAATGAGCTTCCGTCCCGACGCAGGTATGCGGCCTGATACTGAAATGCGGGATACATTCCGTTCCGATAGAGGTATGCGTCCTGATGCGGAAATTCCTGTTCAGAATAGTATTGGCGCACAAGGTCGTGAAGTGCTTGGAAGAGAACTACGCCAGCCCGGACAAAAGTGGGGAGGAGAAGGCCGTAGAAGTGGTGCTGCTCCAGCGGCATCTGAGTCTGCTCCTGTTGCTTCTGCTCCGCCAGCCGCTGCGCCAGCCCAAAAACAATTTACACGCCCCGGTACGCAATCATCGATGGGTGCTTTAAGCAAAGCTGGAAAGCCAGCTAGTAGCGCAGCACCTGCAAGTGCGCCAGCTTCTGGAAATGCAGCAATGGGCGCGTACAGCCAAGCACAAGCAGTGCCCAAAAACATTCGGTATTCCACCGAGGCAGAAAAAGCCCGTCAGGCAATGATTGATGAGAAGAGTTATGACTCTCAGTTAAATCGTGATAGACGGCAAGCTGTAGTGGATACAGTTAAGAACATTCCTTCTAATATTGCTAAAGCTTTTGCTCCGCCTGAAAAAACGTTTCAGAACAAGACGTATGTCAAGGATGGGAAAGTGGTGCGTTATGCCAAAGGTGGAATAGTCAAGAAGATGGCCTCTGGCGGCATGACCTCATCTAAACCGTCTTCTGCATCTAGCCGTGGCGATGGTATTGCTCAACGTGGCAAAACCAGAGGAACCATGCGGTGATGTCTTCACGCGGCATGGGGGCCGTTGACCCATCCAAGATGCCTAGCGGCAAGAAGAAAGCCCGCCGGGATGACACTGACTTTACGCAGTTTGCTGAAGGCGGAGAAGTGTGGGACAAAGCCCGACCCAAAGGGTTGGGTGCTCCCAAGAAGTTGAGTGCTGGCAAAAAATCTAGTGCAAAGGCAGCAGCCAAGGCTGCGGGTCGTCCCTATCCAAATCTCGTGGATAATATGAGAGCCGCACGGAGTAAATAATGGCATCCTCAGGAACCGCTACATTCAACCTTGACTTGACGGAAATTGTTGAGGAGGCATATGAACGGACGGGTTCTGAGTTACGTACTGGATACGACCTACGCACAGCCCGCCGGTCATTGAATCTACTGTTTGCAGACTGGGCAAATCGCGGTGTAAACATGTGGACGTTTGAACAGGGTTCCATAACCCTAGTTCCCGGTCTGCCAACCTACCCAATACCAACCGACACAGTTGACCTTCTAGAGCATGTCATCCGTACCGGAGAGGGTAGCGTATCAACGCAGGCAGACTTGACTATTACGCGTATTAGTGTCTCCACCTACGCCACCATCCCCAATAAGCTTCAACAGGCTCGTCCCATTCAAATCTGGGTTCAGCGGCTAGATGGTTCCACTACAGCATCAATAACTACCCTTAGTGCAAGCATTACATCGACTGACACAACTATTACCGTGGCATCAGCAGCCAATTTGGCTTCTGCTGGGTTCATCCTAATCGGTACAGAGACCATCTACTATGGTTATGTTACCGGTAACGTTTTGTACAACTGTGCACGGGCACAGAATGGAACCACCGCAGCAGCCCACACATCAGGTGATTCCGTATATGTACAGAACCTTCCCTGCGTCACCGTATGGCCTACACCAGACGATTCCCAGACCTACACCCTTGTGTACTGGCGGATGCGCCGTATTGACGATGCAGGCGGTGGTGTAAACACTATGGATGTGCCATTCAGGTTCTTGAACTGCTTGGTGGCAGGCCTAGCCTACTACTTGGCTCTCAAGGTTCCTAACGCTATCGCTCGACTGGATATTCTCAAATCCCAATACGATGAGGCTTGGGAGTTGGCGGCTACAGAAGACCGTGAAACAGCAGCACTGCGGTTTGTGCCGCGCCAGACGTACATTTAAATGGCAAACAGGTTTGCTTCCGGCAAGAGGGCAATTGCTATCTGCGACAGATGCGGACAGCAGTTTAAACTTGTCGAGTTAAAGAAAGAAATCATCAAGACAAAGACGTACAACTTGCTAGTTTGCAAGAGCTGTTTTGACCCCGACCAGCCTCAATTGCAGCTTGGTATGTACCCAATTGATGACCCACAAGCACTACGTAACCCACGCAGAGATACAACGTATTACACCGCAGGGCTTATGCCTGATGGATACAATAGTGGCGGTAGTAGGGACATCCAGTGGGGCTGGAATCCGGTTGGTGGAGCTAGTTTTTTTGATGTAGGTCTGACACCCAACTACTTGGTCGGAACCACAAGTGTTGGCACAGTAACGGTTTCATAGGAGTCCATGATGGATACAAAGACAGTCAAACGCATTGCCGACACTGAGGCCAAGAAGATGGTCAAAGGACATGAGTCGCGTATGCATGCCAAAGGCATGAAAAAAGGTGGCCCAACCTCTGAAGACCGGATGCGTCTTGGACGTGGTTTATCTCGTGCAGCCAACCAGAAAACGGGGTAAATCATGGCAATCAATAACAAGCCTGCTTCGGCATATGCCAAGCCTCATACTATGTCTGGGAAAGAAGTGAAGATTTCTTCAAACCCCGGCAAAGACCCTAATCGCAGCAAGCTGGACACCTCGGATATCAGCGTAGGTCAGTACAGCAAGTCTGCTGGTGATGAACAGACCAAGACAACTGGTATCAAAATCCGTGGAACTGGCGCAGCTACCAAGGGCGTGATGGCACGAGGCCCGATGGCATGAACTATTCTGAGCTTGTATCGGCGATAGAAACCTATACGGAAAATAACTTTCCGACGATTACCCTTGCGGATTCGTCTACGGTCTCGTCTACGGCTCAGATTAACCGTTTCATTGAGCAAGCGGAGCAACGCATCTACAACTCGGTGCAGTTTCCATCGTTGCGCAAGAACATGACGGGCGTACTCACATCTGGCAATAAGTACTTGTCAGCACCCAATGACTTCCTTGCAACTTACTCTATAGCTGTTTACACTGATTCTGGCCCGTTCACGTTCCTGTTGAACAAGGATGTGAACTTTATCCGTGAAGCGTATCCAACCCCATCGGATACTGGGACTCCCAAGTACTACGCCCTATTTGGCCCCGCTGTGTCCGGTACAACTATCACCACAGAACTAACGTTCATCCTTGGGCCTACGCCAGATGCAGCCTACTCTGCGGAATTGCACTACTACTATTTTCCTGAATCTATTACTACCGCTGGCACAACGTGGCTAGGGGATAATTTTGATACGGTCTTGCTTTATGGAAGTTTGGTTGAAGCCTACACTTTTATGAAAGGTGAACAAGACTTAATCGTGCTGTACGATACCAAGTATAAAGAAGCGTTGGCGCTTGCCAAGCGTTTGGGTGACGGGCTTGAACGAAGCGATGCCTACCGTAGCGGGCAATATCGGGAAGCACCATTGCCCCAAAATACCGGAATCAGATAGTGAAAACTTGTACCAAGTGCGCAACGAGCAAAGATTATGGGTTGTTCCATAAGGATGCAACGCGCAAGGACGGCTATCGCAATATTTGTAAATCATGTGTAGCGGCCTACATGCAAGTTCACCATGTTAAAAATCAAACGCACATTGTGGCAAAGGCCGTCAAATGGGTTGCAGAAAACCGCGCAAAGCACAACGCTAAATGCAATCAATGGGCCAAACAAAACGCAGCCAAAGTGAATGCAAGAACAGCGCGTAGGTACGCTTCTAAAACGCAGGCTACACCTAAATGGATGTCCCCTGACGACTACTGGATGATTGAGCAGGCGTATGAACTTGCAGCTTTACGTACAAAAATGTTTGGAGTTCCTTGGGAAGTAGACCATATTGTTCCATTGCGGGGAAAAACAGTTTCAGGACTGCACACTCCTTGGAACCTACAGGTTGTTACTCAAGCTGAAAACCGCCGCAAGTCCAACAGCTTTGAGGTAGCGGCATGAGCATTGTCCAGACGCAGACCACCAGCTTCAAGAAGGAGTTGTATCAGGCCGTCCATAACCTGTCCACGGACAGTATTTACATTGCTCTGTATACCGGTAACGCCAACTTGAACGAAGACACTACGGTCTACTCGGCAACCAACGAGGTAGTGGCTACCGGCTACACGGCTGGTGGGCAGGCATTGACTGGGGTTGCCATCAGTTCTTCGGACTACACAGCCTATGTAAACTGGGCAAACATATCTTGGACAGGGGCGATTACAGCCCGGTGCGCTTTGATTTACAACGTGACCCAAGGCAACAAGTCCATCGCAGTCATTGACTTTGGTGCAGATAAAACCTCGACCACTACGTTTACAATCACCATGCCCGCCAACACGGCGACCACTGCACTTATCAGGAGTTCAAATTGATTGTTACTACAACCAAAGGCGATATGGATGACTCCCTGTTGGAGCACCGCACTGGAACTATTGACAACGAGAACGAACTGACCGTATGGGATGAGTATTGGCTGGATGGTGAGCTTGTTCACCGCTCTGCTCATGTGACGTTGAAACAAATCCCCAGCTTTGCTGGTGGCGAAACTGCAACCTTTTAAGGGGAATTACTGTGGCAAACACCCAATCGATGTGTACTTCGTTCCTTGGGGAACTGATGCTGGGCCAGCACCAGCTTGGTACTTCCACCATTGTTTCTCGGGGTAGCTTGACTTCTCCCACCACGGATACTCTCAAAGCGGCCTTGTACCTTGCTTCGGCAACCATCAATGCAGCCACTACGGTTTACACGGTTACTGGTGAGGTATCAGGAACCAACTACACGGCTGGCGGTATTACGGTAACCAATGCAACTGCGCCTACATCTACCAACTCGTCGGCAACGGCTGGAGTGGGGTACTGGACTCCCTCTGCCAGCTTGGTATACACCACCGTCACGTTGACCACTGCGTTTGATACGGTGTTGATTTACAACTCTACCCAGAGTAACAAGGCTATCAGCGTCCATACGTTCTCCTCGCAGACCATCACTGCTGGTACGTTGACTCTGACAATGCCATCCAATACCACGACGACTGCACTGTTGCGTCTGGCTACAACCTAATAGCGGGGCGGCTATAGGCCGTGTAAACCATGTTTGGTATAAACCCGTTTTCCGCTGCGCCGTTTGGAGCCACGGCTGCGGGCGGGTTATCTGGAGTTCAAGCTACAGGTAATACTGGAAGCGTCTCCACAAGCGTATCAATTGCCCTTACAGGGGTCAGTGCAGAAGCCCAAGTCAACTACGCATGGGGCACTGGGGCTTGGAGCGATTACGGCTGGGGCGGCGTATCCCCGAACCTTACTGTAAGCATCTCCTATGACCGGTCAATATCCGGCGTAGCAGCAACGGGGTCAACTGGTTCAATAGCATCGGTAGACAAGTCTTTTGCCCTTACAGGGGTTCAGGCTTCTGGCTCAGTTGGGGCAGTAGTTACAAGTAGAACACTAGCCCTAACCGGAGTTCAGGCCGCTGGCCTTGCAGGAACTCAAACTGTAAGCGTAACAATCCCTATCACTGGAGTTGTAGCCTCTGGAACTGTTGGCACTGTTACTTACGCTTCCTCTCTATCTCTCACGGGCGTACAGGCTTCTGGGGCTGTTGGGACGGTAACCCCGTCTAGGTCTTTTGCGCTAGTTGGGGTTCAAGCCAGTGGCTCCGTAGGGTCTGTAACGTACAGCTTAACGCTGGCGCTTACTGGGGTATCTGCTTCTGGACTTGTTGGGACAGAATCCCCTGCTGTAAATATCCCACTGACAGGGAACGCAGCCTCGGGTGCAGTCGGTACAGTAACAGCAAGCAGGTCAATTGCGCTATCTGGTGTAGCTGCGGCAGGATTGGTAGGGGTAGTTACCGCAGACCGGTCTTTGGCACTGACCGGGGTTTCTGCCGATGGAGCAGTAGGTACTGTCAGTTTTATCAGAACAGTAGCTCTTACTGGAGTTCAGGCCGACGGTGGTGTGGGGACTATGGTTCCACCGCTCAGTATCAACACTGTGTCCGCAGAGGGTCAAGTTGGCAGCATTGGGTTTGGTATCACTATGGCGCTATCCGGGGTTTCTGCCTCGGGGTACGCGGGCTCTCTCCGACTGTTGTGGGAGCTTATTGATGACAGCCAGACCGCAAACTGGCAGAATATTGATGACGCACAGACCGCAGCTTGGGCAGCGATTGACAATGCGCAGAGTTCCAGTTTTAGTAATACAAGTACTACTCAGACACCGGGCTGGGGTACAATGGACAACGCGCAGACCGACCAATGGGAATTGGTTGAAACGACATAGGGTTATAAATGGCACTTGTTTTAGCAGACCGCGTACAGGTATCAGCTACAGCCAACACGACTGTCAGCTTCACGTTAGGCACGACCTCTACTGGCTACCAGAACTTTTCTGTCATTGGTGACACCAACACTACGTACTATTCCGCAAATGACGGAACCAACTGGGAAGTGGGGATTGGTACATATGCAACCTCTGGCCCAACCCTGACCCGCACCACCATAATCTCGTCTAGTAACAGCAATGCCGCAGTCAGTACATTTGGTGCAACCGTAACAGTGTTTGTGACCTACCCTGCTAGTGTCTCTATTACAGAAGGCAAAGCAATCATCATGGCAATGGTGTTTGGCATCTAAAGGAATCGTATGGCAACTCCCAATATGCTCAATGTGTCCTCCATCACGGGGAACACCGGGTATGCAATCCCAACGGCATCCACTACTAGCTTTGTCGCAGCAAACGGTTTTGTTTCATGGACATACAACGGCAGCACTGCGCTGACCGGCCTGACTCCAGCGTCTGGTACGGTGAACAAGATTGATAACATTACAGCTACAAACGTCACTGCATCGGCAGCTACTTGCTACGTTGCAATCGGAAATTCTGCCACGTTCTCATCGTCCACCATTTATTTCATTGCGTATGGAATCTCAGTTCCGGCAGGCGCATCGGTAGTGGTTACGGACAAGAGCAGTGTGTTCTACCTTACTGACACCCAATCGCTAGGGGTTTTTACCAATACTGGTAGCGCCCTTCAGTTTGTTGTTTCCTTTGAAGCTATCACCTAATGCAGCGTTATAAAGGCTCCATCAAGTCTTCTACAGCAGCTACTTCAAGTAGCGCGGCTGCTTTTGGCGTTTGGAATCAGACTGAAGTTTTGCAAGCTCGACAGGGTAATGCTTGGCCCGGTTCTGGCAGTACACCTACGGTAGATTATTTAGTTGTTGGTAGTGGAGGTGGCGGTGGTCGCGGTGGTGGCGGTGCAGGCGGGTATACGACAGCTACTAGTTTTGCTGTAACTGCTGGCGCAAATATTACAGTTACTGTTGGAGCTGGGGGCACTGCTGGTGGTGGCGGTAGTAATGGAGGGGTTGGTAATAGCAGCGTTTTTAGTTCTATTACAGCTACGGGTGGTGGTTTTGGTAGCATTGCAGTAGGTGGAAACGGCGCTTCTGGTGGCGGCGCTGGTGGTTCAGGTTCCGCAATAAATTTAGGTGGCACAGCAACCGCTCAAGGAAATATTGGTGGCGGTAATGGAGCATCGTATACGGGCGCGTGTCCTGTAAGCACTACGGTTTTAACGGTATCAGGTACTGTAACCGGACAAATCCAAGTCGGTCAACGTGTTTTTGGTACAAACGTAACCGCAAATACTACGATTGCTTCTTTTGGAACAGGGACTGGCGGAACAGGCACGTACAACTTGAGCGCAGCGCCGACAGTAGGTGCTATTAGCGGAACAGTTACCAGCGGATGGGTAACATCAACAGTATCTGCGGGCGGCGGAGGCGGCGCAGGGGCTGTGGGACAACAGGCACAAAGCGCCAATCAATCAGGCGCGGGCGGCGCAGGTACTAGCTCAAGCATCACTGGAACTGCAACCACATACGCTGGAGGAGGGGGTGGTACAAACTTCTCAAACTTTAGCGCAGGCGCTGGTGCAGGTGGCGCTGGTGGCGGAGGAGCTGGCATGATAACGGTGACCGCTTCAATAGCTACGACTGTTATGACAGTTACGGTTGCGGGCACGCAGAATCTTGCTGTTGGTCAAGTTCTTAATGGCTCAGGAGTAACCGCAGGTACTACTATTACATCTTTTGGTACAGGTACTGGGGGGGTTGGGACATATAACGTAAGTGCATCTCAGACAGTAGCAAGCACATCAATTAATGCTGCCACATCAGGAACTGCAAATACAGGTGGCGGAGGGGGCGGGGCGCATGACACTACCACTGCTGGTGCTGGAGGTTCTGGAGTAGTAATACTTGCCTACTCAAACATATATGCAGACTTAGTCTCTGTAGCTGCTGGACTGACCTGTAATGGTTCTGCTGGGAATACTGTTTCTGATACAGCATCACGCGCTGGATACAAAGTGTATAAATTCACTGCTGGCACAGGAAATATAGTTTTTTAATCATGGCACACTTTGCTGAACTTGATGAAAACAATGTGGTCTTGCGGGTAATCGTAGGCGTTGACTACCCCTATGACGGGGAAGCCATCTACCAAAACGAGACCGGAAAAGTTTGGAAGCGCACCAGCTACAACACCTATGGGGGTGTTCATGTCTTAGGTGGCACACCATTTCGCAAAAACTACGCTGGACTTGGCTACGTTTACGATACCCAAAGGGATGCGTTTATACCGCCAAAGCCCTACAATAGCTGGACGCTGAACGAAGACACCTGCCTATGGCAACCGCCAGTGGAGCGGCCCGTGAACGACAATATGTATGAATGGGATGAAGATTCCCTCTCTTGGAGAATGATGACATGGCAACTTCCTACACCTCTCTCTTAGGCCTTGCGCTTCCTGTAACGGGCGAACTGTCCGGGCAATGGGGAGACACGGTCAACAACTACATCACTGCCTATCTTGATGCAGCGGTGGCTGGTACGAACACCATCAGCACTGACGCAGACGTAACGCTTACCAAGACCACCAATGCATCCCTCAGTGGCACATCTTCCCAATATGCAGTCATCCTTTGGACTGCTGGGGGCACGGCAACCCGCACCATCATTGCCCCGTCAGCATCTTCAGGTAGCCGTCAGTTCTACATCGTTGTCAACAAGACCTCCAGCACACAGTCCATCAAGCTGTGCGGTACTGGGCCTACCACCGGGGTTACCATCGGAGCGGGCAGTTCGGCAATCTGCACATGGAACGGCTCGGACTTCATCAAGGTCTCAGGAAGCGGCGGTGCTACAGGTGGTGGAGCCGACCAGATTTTCTATGAGAACGGTCAGACGGTGAACACCAACTACACCATCACCACCAGCAATAACGCAGGTTCATTTGGGCCTATTACTGTGGCAAGCGGGGTAACGGTGACCGTGCCTACCGGCTCTGTCTGGTCAATTGTTTAAGGGGACACCATGAGTTCAGTCGCAATCCAAGGCAATGCAAGCGGGGCCGGTGTATTCACCGTCGCTGCGCCTAACAGTGGCAGCAGCTACACGCTGACACTACCTACGGCCACGGGCACTGCGCTATCCGATGCAGGCGCTTTAGTTATCTCTCCCACCGGCGCAACTGGCTACGCAACGGGTGCAGGCGGTGCTGTAACTCAAGCCACTTCACGCACCACAACCGTAGTGTTAAACAAGCCCACCGGCGCAATCACCATGTTTTCGGCAGCGGGTTCAGCTACAGCGGCCACGTTTACCGTTACGAATTCTCAGGTGGCGGCCACCGACAACATTGTGGTGAATCAGAAATCAGGCACCAACCTGTA